CTTGGTCCTGTTCCCGCAATTGTAACACAAGAATCAAGTAAATATCAAGAGACATTTGATTCAGTTGCTAAGTTTATGAATGCTCGTATTCGTGAAATTACTAAAGGTGGATATGAAGCAAATATTAAAGATATATTTCGTGTTTATAAAAACTGGTATGAATCTATTGGTGGAGGTGTTGGTCGTAAACTATCTCAACAAGACCTTTATAAACGTCTATCTGATAAATGTGGTGAACCATCTGATAAAAAAACATTCAAACAAATAAGATTATTTGAAGATGATGTAGATATTGAAGAATATGATGGTTCTTTAGTTGAAAACAATTAAATTATATTTATATATTTATTATTTATTATTTTTTATTTTTATGATAAAAAAAACAACATCATAAATAAAAATATTGTTAATAATACACTACCTACTATAGATTTACCAAATGCTATTAATTTGTTTTCTGATGTAGATGTATAAACATAAATAACCGCAATAATCATAAAGAGATACGCCATTACTAAAATAGCGAGCGTATAATCTTCAATAAAATGTAAAAACTGTTTTGACTGTGGTTCAGAAACAGTATCTTTCACATCTGAAAAATCTCTATTAGAACGCTCAACTATTGCTTCACTATTTTCAATCTCTTTTATTAAATTAGTTTTCTTACTTTTTAATTCATTATTTCTATCATTAACTTGTTTAGCAATATCATTATGACCAAATTGACCAATCATTGTATCACCCATAACAAGAAAATCCATTGTAGTAGCAGATAATGTATTAATATCTTGTTCCAATCTTACTGTATTATCAACAAAATTTGTATTTCTTTTAAGTTCAATCGTTGAAGTACAATTATCAATTTCACTATTTAAACTGTTAAGCCCATTTGGTGTTGATTTACATACAGATGCTTTTAAATCTCTATCATTTTGATTTGTAGTAAATGTACTTGATTTAGTATAACCATTATAACTGCTATCATTTACCATTCCACCATTTATATCTGATTTAAAACAACCACCGCCTGACCCATCTGCTGATATACTAAATCCAGCACATGTATCCCCTAAATTATTACATTGATTTTGAGCATCTTCATCACTTAGATTAGAAAAACAAGATAAATTTTGACCATTTCCTGATTGAGGATAACTACCTTTACTAAATGTATATGTTGGTGATTCTGCCATACTATTATCTTATTGATATATTATTTGTAAGAGTCGCGCAGTTAAATACTGGCGGGGGTAGCATTTTGTGTATAAGGTGATACTGCTCCTTCTACTGAAGTTGCTGTATTTTGAACACCTGTTGATACACTTTGCGCAATTGATGATATATCTTGTGCTACTGTTTGTCTAAAACTACTAAGTCCACTTTGTATGTCTGATTCAATACCAGATAAAGACCCTGGGCACAATGGTAATGGAATTTTACCATATTTACCAGCAAATGTTCTTCTATTCCAATATCTCTTATCACGCCATACATTAGTTGCATTTGCACGATATATTACAATTAATATAAAAAATATTATCAATGGTAATGCAAGACCACCAGATAATCCTGCTGAAAGCATTCCCATACGCCATAAAACTGTTAAAAGAATTAAAAAAGATAAAAGAATAAATAATGCAGAAAAAACAAATAATGTATCTTTTTTATTATTAACTGACCATTGATTCATTTCATATTTACGCCCAGATAGATTCTTATCTTCTGTTATATCACTTGCTGATTTTTCTTGATTTTCATAGACTTGTTGCTGTATATTTACTAATTCTTGATTACGCTTATCAAGCATTAAAATTGCTTTTTGAGCATCGGATGCACGATTTAAATCTCCGTACACTTTTTGAAACGTAGAATCTTTTTGTTTAGTAACATCCGAATAAATCTTTCCTTGCTGATCCTGTAAAAATTGCTGTAGCTCAGCTGGATTTTGTTTTAATTGTCCTACAGCAGTTGCCAATTCTACATCTTGAAATAATTTTGTATAATCTATAATTTGGTTTAGATTAGTCATTCCTAATTTGCTTGAAGAAATTAGCTATAACTTTTTATTATCTAATCTCTTGCTGATTTATATACATATATCAATAATCCTAAAGCAACAATATTTAGAAAACTATATAAACCCAGTATATTATTTGAATATTTTGCTTTTTCTTCTGTAAATTTAACCATTTGTTTATTTAATTCTGTTACAGCCTGCCCAGATGAAATAATTTTGTTTTGAGCTTGTAACTTTTGCTGTTGTATCTTCATTTTATCATCAAACATTTTAACTTGTTTATCTAAATCTGATGTTGAGGATAACATATCCTCAGTAATTCCGTTTATAATTTGAGTTAAATCATTTAAACGTTGGTTTAATTCTTGGGTTGATGATAAATATTTCTGGATAATTTCTTGTACATTTCCTGTATTATTCATATAACCTTGGTTTATTACATTTAATAATTTTTCTAAAGAAAATTTATATCTTGATTCATAAAAACAATACTCAGCTTCTGTATTTGTTATAAGTTCATTTACTTTGCTTAAATACGTATCTGTGTTATTAAGATTAGGTGTAGGAACAATTCCAGCATTTTTTAATGAAGAAATAATTGTTCTCAAAGTTGTATCTTTTAACATACCATTTATATCTCTATCGGAAGCACTAAACGCTGAACTTGGTAATATCCCTGGCATTTGATTGCTTGAATATATTTGTGATAATTCAGTATCGGTTATAGAAGTTTTAGATGGACACGACATTCTACTATCATAACTTTACTTTTTATACTTATTTACCAAATACGCCAGCTACTTTTAATGATAAAAAAATAATTGTTATTAATGATGAAATTAATAATGATATTAATACAATTTTATTTGTTATAAATTCTATAAGCATTGAAAATACCGACCCACCAGAAGAATCACTTGTTACTCCTAGTCCGAATGTTGGTACTGCCATTTTAAATATAACAAGCCCTACCCCAATAAATAAAACAGATATAACCCATAAATAAGGAATCAAACCTTTTCTTACAGGCCTATCTAATAAAAATAATTGATGACGTGTTATTTCCGTATTTCTAGACCGGAGTAATTCGTCTCTAGCAATTGCGCTTTCAACATCGATCTTAATATCATTTTTAATCTTTTCAAGACGATTAATTTGTTTCATTAACTCACCATTCTCATTCAAACTTCCTGTCATATTTGTATCTTTTGCATTATCCTTCAAATACTTTAAAATATCTTCATTTAATAATGAATACCTCTTTTTTATATTTTCTGCTCTTTTTGTAAGTTTAATAATATTTGTGTAATCTGGATTATTATTTGGATCTTGACTAAGACCAGCTTTTGAAATAAACTTACCAGCTGCTTTATTTAATTCAGTAATTAATGCCTGAATATTTTCTTGAGAAAGGTCATCAAACCTTTTTTGAAATTCTCCTCTTTTTTCAATCCAAGACATAGTTCTCCTGTTTATTCTAATGACAAAAAGCTACGCTATTATTTTTCTATTTATATATAGTAGTAATGTCCGGGTTCATAAAAAATAGTTGGAGCTCCTATTTATATGGTGGTACATCACTGTGTAATTTCTCATATAAAGATGATTATACAATATCTAAAATTCTAAAATCTGAACTTGAATCTATAATTAAAAAAAAATCAAATAAGAATATAAATGATCTAAATTCTAAATTGAATTCTAAAAATAAAAAACAAACTTCTAAAAAACAAACTTCTAAAAAACAAACTTCTAAAAAACAAATATCATACAAAAAAAATAGATATATTCGTAACAAATAAAAATATAATTATTATTTAATAACATTCATTTTAATGTAAGTTATTATGTAATAAATATTTAATTAAATTATATTAAATTAATTTTTTGATAATTTTTCTAAAAAGTTTAAGGAGCACATACTCTATAGATAATTGCTTCTCCTGAAGCGGCACTCGGTCTTGTAATCTTTACAATATCTCCAGGTACTGCTCCAATACATCTCGCAATTGGATCTATATGAAACTTAATTTCTGGAAACTTTGACTTTGCCGTTACATACAATGATTCCATTAATTCTTTATGATATTCTTGTTGAACAATTTGATGTTTAGGAACAAGTACATGTCTTATTGGATTAACTACCAACATCTGAATACTAAAGAATGATACTCGAAGCTTTCGACGTTCTTTTTCACCTGATTCTTTTAACTTCATATATTGTTTTAATGCTATTACATGATGTGCATCCGCAATAGGACCTTCCATCATTACAATTACTTCTGTATTTTCAGTATTATCATCATCTATATCATCAAAGAATGTATCTAGTTTTTGACGACTAATATTTGCATATCGTACATCACATACTTTAGTTTCATCATCTTTCTTTGAAATCTTAAAACTTAGACTTGGAAATGCTGTTGCTGCAACAGTTGCTTCAGCCGGAGAGAATTTACGATACTTTTCAACGTTATAATTTCTATCTTCAAGAATATCTAGTAATGTCATACGACTGCGATATACATTATCAATAAATACAAAGTTATCATTCATTTTCCTAATCAATGTTAATGAATTTTAGGCTGTCAAATTTTTATTCAAGTTTTGTAATCGTTATATTTTGACCAGAATTTGATGAAGATACACCATTGCCACCATCCATCGGTGTATACCTTTGCGAAGCTGGTATCATATTTTGACCACCAAAACTTCTATATGGATTTCTTCTTACTTGACGGCCAAATCCACCAGGCATTATACCATCTGCCATCATCGCATCTTCATCTGTTCTCACAGCAATTATAGGACCTGTACCTGGTACTTGAGGACCTATAGCTAATCCCTCGTTTTCAACAATTTGTGTCATTTGACCTTGAATTACTGTATTTGAAAGATTAGGAAGTGGCATTCCACCTATCATTTCAGAAACAGGCATTATTATTTGATTTTGCGGACTTACCATACTATTTTGTAATTCAGCCATTGCATTTATTTGTACATCTTGTTCTAATTCTATACCATTAGGTGATTCTTCTAATATTGTATCAAATACTGTCCTTTCCTGTTCTGACATTGTAGCTAATTGTGAACCCATTGTACGCAACTGTTCTACTGTTAAAGTAGCCTGAGGAATATCCTCAATATATGCTGGTACAACTGTCTCTGGTAAAAGTAATCTTGGAAGCTCTTTAATAACTTCACTTGATGTACCTGAGAATTCTAATTGTTTTAGGCGTTGGAATTTACTTGTAGTTATATAACGCATTGTTAAATTTAGATATGTTTCTTGTTCTTGTGTTAAAAGTTTTGTAGAATAAGGCATTTCTACTTCCACAATTCTTGATTTAGGGCGTCCAAGTGGTGGTAAGATTTCTAAGTTATTTACTGTATCACCTATAAATTTAACTGGACCATCACAGAGGGCACAAATAGAAATACCTAAACGTGGATTATGAATTGGAATTGTTCCACACGCAACACATAATGGAAATTTAGCACCATCCAAACGCTCCATAAAAGATTCCTTTACAAAAGCCATACCACCATGCGCAACAATAGAATCGCGATCCATTTCACCAATCTTCAAACCACCTTGAGCACCACGACCTCCTGTTGGTTGATGTGTTTTTGCCTCCTTACGACCTTTACCACGAGCATTCCATTTATCTTCTACCATATGTTTTAAACGCATACCATATACTGGTCCAATAAATATAGCAGCAGGAATTTGCTCACCTGTAGCACCATTATACAAAATTTCATTTCCATATTTCTCAAATCCTAATTTCTCTAATACTCCACCAATATCCTCTTGCGGAGAACCATCATTCATAAATGATGTACCATCGCCAATACCACCACTTAATGCTGCTGTTTTACCCATTAATTGTTCTAAATTCTGGGCAATCGTCATTCGTGATGGAATTGCGTGGGGATTCATTACCATATCTGGTACTAAACCTGACTCAGTTCGCGGCATATCATAACCACGTAACATTGCTCCAATAGTGCCTTTCTGACCGTGCCTATTTGAGAATTTATCACCTAATTCTGGCATTCTGTCCTGAACTACTCTTATTTTAACTAAACGTAATCCTAAATTATTAACCATAATTACTACCTTTTCAACGCGCCCACGTGTCCATACTTGTGGTGTTTTTGATGCGTCACTTATAGAACCTGCTGCCAAATTCATCATATATGCTCCGACTATTACAGTATTTTCATCAACATATTCACCTTCTTTTACAATTCCACGAGCATCGAGTTTAGAATAATCCAGACCAGGTTTTAAGTCTTTCCAATTTCCAATCAAAGCAGGATTTCCAAAACGTATCTTTATATTTGCTCTTTCATCATCTTCTTCATATGACTCATATGAACGGAACGCAATTGTACGAAACATACCACGACGAATTGCATCATAATTCATTACAATACCGTCTTCCTGATTATATCCAGTCCAACAGGCTATTGCTAATATAATATTAGCACCATACGCCATTTTACCTTCGCCTAAATAATTATTATAAATTGTACGTGTAAGAGGCATTTCACCATAACATAATATATGTGCACTGTTATCAAATCTATTTCTCCAATTTGTTGCATAAATACTTACACCTTGTTTAGATTGAGAACACGATAATTGATTACGAGGTGATTGATTATGTGGTGCAAATGGAATAAGTGAAGTCATCATACCCATAATTGTAGAAGGATGTACTTCCATATGCGTTGTTTCAGGTTTGATATATGCAGGGTTATTAGCAATATATGCTTCATTTTGTTCATATGGATCTACGTATTCAATTGCTCCAGTATTGGGAGACAATGCATCTGGATAGTCTTCGAGTTTATTTGATTTTCCAGCTAATGGGTCAATAAACTCGGTAGATTCAAGATTTGTATTTTTACGAATCTCTAAATTGCCCATAACTAAATCACGCCAAGTTGGATATGATTTTAATTTATTTACTTGAATTGACCCTGCTGCAAGCCATATTAGTGGACGAAGAGGGCGGCCTGCATCCATATAAATATACACAATTCTATCACGAATTGAAAATGAAATACTTACTGAATATGGAATACATCCAGTTCTTTTAAGAGCTTTTAATACTCCTGTAAGAAGATATGGTTTTGCAGTATATCCAAACATACCACCATTCACATAAACAGGTACAAATTTAATTCTTTGTTGTTCAGTAACATCTTCTGACTTATATACACGACCTGTTGTTCTTAACCATTCAAAAAACTTAGTAGTTTGTGAAGCAGTTGAAATAGTGGCCATAATTGCTAAATTCTTCGTAATACCAATTGATGCACCTGTTGGAGTTTCTGAAGTACATAAATAACCATATTGTGTTGGATGTAATTTACGAGGACCTGTTATTTTCATACTTGTATCAAAATCTAAAATTACACGACGGCAATGTGACATAAAATCAATATATGATAGACGTGACATAGCCTGTAAAACACCCGTTTTTTCTTCACCTAAACCTGTACCCCATTTACCTTTATAACCTTTCATAATCATATCACTTAATAATCCAGATAGGAAAATCCGAGAATCATTACCCGCTTGAAATATATTTTTAAAATTTTCATTCGCATATAATACTTTCTTATTGTAATTGTACTCTTTATCTATTGCTAATGTAAATGCTTTTATCCATACTTTATATGAATTATTAAATAACTCTTGTACTAAGAAACCACTTGTTAAACATCGTTGATTTCTTGTATCATCACGATCAGTTTTATCATCATATCCTTCAGATACACGTAAAATTTTTCTTACACAGTCTCCAAGATATAGAGCCTGCGATGATGAATCATTTGGCATATGAATAAATAGTTGATTCTTGATAATATCTAAAACATGAGCTATACTAAACCCCTTTGTTAAAGTTTTTATATACTGAATAGCTGTATATGTATTTAAGAAAGGAAATGATTCAATAATTGATGGTTGAAGTTTAGGCAAAAGTAATTTAGCTTCAGAACTTTCAAAATCTGGAAAGATCATTCTTAAAATTTCTTCATCTGATTGAAATCCTAATGCGCGAAATAATACAAATAATGGAATAGTTTTTCTTACAAATGGCAATGATACTTGAATAGTAGAATGAATTGTAAAGTTTTCTTTTTCAACATGACGCATTAATGCGAAAGCAATTCTTTTAACTTGTCTTGATTCTGCTGATAAACATGAAATTGATGCATATATTAATACTTTTGGATCTGTTTGTGGTGTTACATATAGTGTATTAAATGCTTGTTCTTGTCTTGTAATTAATATTTTTTCAGCACCATCTACGATAAAATAAGCACCATTATCATATGGACATTCACCAACTTCTCTTAAAAACTCTTTTGGTTTATTATTAAGAATACAGTAACGAGAATGTAACATAATAGGCATTTTAAATAACGGCCATTTCTGAAATGTTTCAGGAGATGGTGATAAATCCATTACAACACCAGCTTCATTTGTATATGTAATCTTTATAATAATATCAGCATAAACTTGTGATGCATACGTTAGATTTCTTAAACGTGCTTCATTAGGAAATAATACTCGAACTTCATCTGTATTTTGAAGACTTATCGTCGGAGTTCCTATTTCAATTGCTGTTCCATCCTCTCCTCCAACAAATATTTCAACTTTATATTTATATGTATTTGTCTTTTCGTTAATTAGATCTTTTAATATTAAAATTGGATTTTGTGATTTTATAATACCTAATAGATCTTGTTGTAAAAATTGGTCAAAGGAGTCAATATGATGTCTCGTATAAGGATAAGATACTGTACGAAAATATTTATCAATTAGATTTCTTGATAACTCTCTTGCTTCATCTCCAGATAACGCCATTTCTATCTATCATATTATATTATTCTTCTTTAATTACTTATTTCAACATATTTAATATTTATTTATATAATAATAATATACAAATGTTATTATATTTATATTATATAATGCTTAAAATGCTATAACTTTTGGATAATGTGCTCCTAATATGTAATTAGGAGTACGTTCTACTTGATCTGATGACGGTCCTACATTTTTTCCATACCACATATCTTGTATATCTTGAAGTCTACCTGGAGGAGCTGATGCTGGAATTGGATGAGAAAAAGCTTGAGATAATATTGTTCCTAGTCCTCCACCTCGTCTTGTTTTTCTTCTCTTACCACCCTTTGAACCAAAATGTACAGCATTTGAACCCATACCTTGTGGTACTTGAGGCCATGATGGTTGTCCTGGCACTGGATCAAACAAACTTCCTGGTTCAGGAATACTAAATCCTTTATCAACATATGGTATATAACTACCATAATTAGACTTAGTTCCATCAGAAAATGGTAAATGACCATCTTTTGGAATACTTTCAGGAGCTAAATATATTCCCTGTCGTGTTGTATAGTCAAGAGGTGATCCTGATATTGGATTAAATGTATTAGCACCACCGCGTCGCTTTGCGGTTTTATGACGATAAACATGTTTTTTACTTAATTTTTCTGATACAAACGCTTCAGCTGATTTTTTATCAAGATCTTTAAAGAATACTTTTGTCCATTCTTTTCTTAAATCCTTAATTATTTGTTCTTTTGATTCTTTTAATATTATTTTGTTATTTATATAAGATTCAATATGTTCAAATGAACGCCGTAATTCTGGAATAGAATAAATACCCTTTGTTTTTTTCCCTGTATGATGCTTTTTAGTTTTACGAACCATTCCTATTTATCCTTCTTAAATTGTTTCAAGAAAACTTCTAGAAAGAGTATTACCATTTTTTTTATTATTTACATTTTCATTATTACGATTTTTATTGGCATTATTAATTTTATTATTTACATTATTAATTACATTCGTATTTTTATTATTACTTACTTTATTTAATGAATTTATAATTTTACTTGTCGTACTATTACTATTTAATTCTATAATATTTGGAATAAATGGTATAGGTACAGAACCTTTAGTAAAGAATGCAAGAATTGCGTAAATTATAAATATTATTATTGCTGCTATCATTATGGCCGGAGCATAAATTTTTAAAGATTCTTGCCAAGTACTTAGACGATATTCAGATGCAAACATCTTATAATGGTCAAATACACCATATGATAGAAAACCAATTGATAATAATGCAACAACTAAGGGTGTAAATCTAGGAGCAATAATAAATGAAACTGCAACTGATACTAAAAATAGTAATAATCCTGGAATAAAGAACTCCATTCACTCTATATTGTTTTTTGATTTTACCTTTTACTCAATTTTGTTTAGTTAAATTTTATCAATTAAATCTACATGAGTCAACATATGCTTACGACAACAATACCTTCTTAAACCTAAATAATTTAGTACTTTCAGTTCAGCTGTATCCGGAATAGATTTACCATCCATATAAATTGCTGTTGGCTTATTTGTTCCACGTAATTCTTTAACTTTTTCTTGATAAAATAGCCATTTGTCGGCAAGTATATTGCCACAATTCATACATCGTATTGGAATAATCATCTCTACAAAATCTACGGAAAGGTTTATTAGTCAATTTTTATAATTTTAGATTTCTATTTTTTAATATATATTATTTATGTATTTATTATTTAAGTTCTTTATTACTTAAGTGCGTTATATGTATTAAATTTAAAGTTTATACGACATTAGAATGACATCTGTTTTATATGGCGGTGGTCTAAATTATCAACTTGGCAATCCTGTTCGTCAAGAAATTGTAGGCATAAAACGTGAAGTAGATTCTCTCCGGAAACAGCTTGAATTATTAACTGAAGAAAATCTTATTTACCGTAAACATATTATGAAAATTCTTCAAAAAGATGAAGCGGGTAATTCTGAATTTACACGTGATCTAATATCGCTTTCTGGTGCAAATAATCAAAATAATAGCCGTGAACCTGGTGGCGGTACTGTACAAGGCGCAGGATTCCGCAGATAATTAATATATTACTTAAAAATATTTCATTCAATATATATATAATATTTCATTTATTATATATATATTCTTCAAAAATTATTAAAGCTCCTTTCTCATCTTTCCTAATATTCCTTCACTAATCTCAATACCATATTTTGAACTTAAATTACCACGAATTGATTTTATAGATAATGTTGTATACTTGCGTAAAGTATTATTAATTGTTTCAAGTTCATCATCTGACCATTTACTCTTTTTTATAGTTTTCTTTTCAGAGCTTTTTGAGTTTATAGAATTTACAGAATTATTATCTTGAATAATAATTTCACGTTCTGGGCCATCCGATGTTACTTTTACATCACCAATTATAATCGAACCAGCATGTGTTTTATCGTGACATTTTTCACAAATTACAATTAAATTTCGTTTATCATTCATATGAGAACCATCATCTAATATTCCTGAAATTGCTGATGCTCTCTCTTTAATATGATGTACCTCCAAATTACTTGTAATTGCTTTATGACATACTTCACACTCTTTTCTAACAATTTCTGTGTTCCAACTTGATACTATAGCATTTTGTTGTGACGTTGAACCCATAATTTCATGACGATTCTTTAAAGCTTGTTCAATAAATTCAAATGGTAAATCCATTGCCCGCGCAACTTCTAAACCATATAATGTTGAACCATTTCCTGGTCTTAATGAACGATCATATATCAACTTCTTTGTTATTGGATCATATTCTACATGTAAATGCCATACTTCAACACCAAGTTTTATCGTATTTATAATATTTGGTAAATCGTGAAGATGTGTCGCAAAAATAAATTTAGCATTTCTTGCTGAAAGCCACTGAATACCACTTGATACTAAAGCCTGTGCTGAAATTGATTCTGTTCCCGCACATAATTCATCACCTAATACAAGTGTATTCTGATTAGCATTTCTTAGAATATCACGTAGTTCAGACATTTCTACAGCAAATGATGAAAGACCAGCAAAAAGATTATCTTGATTCAAAATGCGAGTGTAAATTGCTTTAAACGGCTTTAGTGTCATTTCCTTTGCAGGAACAAAACATCCTGCTTGGGCTAAAAGTACACATAATCCAGTAGCTTTCATCAATGTTGATTTTCCTGATGCATTCATACCATACACAAGCCATCCTTTATTTTTAATACCTAATTCAACATTATGCTTTACATATGAAATACGAGTAGAAGTTGCCTCTACTAATGGATGACGAACATATTTGATATCAAGCGATGAACCATTTTCATCAATATCCTCAATTTTAGGACAAGAAAATCCTTTCTCTTTTGAGACACGACCTATACATTGTGTAGAATCAATATGAGATACCCAGAATTCCATTTGTGTCCAAATGGTTTGACCAGCATCCGATATTTCTAAACACGCATCAATTAAATAAATATTTACCAAATTATTTAATTTTTCACGTAATTTTTGAAGTTTCATATTTAATTGTTGTAATTTTATACAATCAATCCATCCACCAGATTTTAATTCAGAAATTTTAGTTCCATCTGGTAGATTCTTAATATTTTTTTTGAGATGCTGTAGTGTGACTGTGGAAGCTTTTAGCCCATATGGTTCTTTTTCTCTTTCTTCAAGTCGAATAGCATCTTCTTGTAAACCACCATTTACAGCTATTTCCTTACGAAGAATTTGAAATTCATCAAGACTATTTTTGATTTCTGCTTCGACAACTCCAATTTCTTTATATTTATTAATATTAAATGCTGTCATATCTCCATTTGCTTTTAGAGCTTTTTCTTCTGTAAAATTAGCATTAAAAATCTCAATATAATTTGACCATTGTTCTTGTGTATATGTTTCTTTTAATGATGTATCATTTGTTACTTGATTCATAATAATTTTCATTGCATTATATGTTTGAAATAGTCCTGATATTTCTTGAGGAATTATAAGACCACAAAGAACTTTACGATGAAGGCGAGGAATATCATACATAAATCTGAGTTGACGTTCCAATATTTTTATTTTATTTTCAGGCCATTTCATAAATTCTTTAACTTCATTAAGTCTTGAACGAATTTCATCTGCTTCTGAATATGGGCTTAGAAGTCTATCACGCATCGCACGCTTACCCATTGGTGTAATAGATTTATCAAACAGGCCAATTACAGTTTCACTGGAATTAGATCCTGTCATTTGTAATTGAGTTAGTGCATGATTGCCACAAATTAGTCGAGCTTGAGGAATCCAAGGTTCGTTGCGGTGAAAAGATTTTAGCATACTAGGATAATGTTCTTCAATAAATTGAAGTAGAAAAAGTAGTGACATCTCTTCATTTTCTGAACGCAGTCCTAAATATATCTTAGCAGGAAGTACAGATTTAATAGAATAAATTTTTTGTAGATATTCTGAACGTACTAATTCTTTGGAGAATGTA